GCAGCGTCAGATGTGTATAAGAGACAGGAATGGGAAGAGTTACTGTGTTGCAAATGTTACCTCTGATTTTTCTCCTCGTGATGTTGAGAACGGAGCAGCAGGGCTTGCAGTGAAAGAAGTGTTTCTCCCGGATAACCTGCTTGATTACCTTAAGCCTGCTGATGTTGATAAAGAGTGTCATTTAGAGTATGAAATCACTGGAAGTCGTGCTTTCCTTGTTGGTTTCTCTGTCGTAGGTCACAAGTAATGGAAATTGAGACAGTCGCAGAAACTGTTGAAAGTTCCGGGGATGTTCTAACAACCCTTACTGATATTAAACAGCTCCTGACATTCCTTGTTGTGGTTGTTGTTCTTGCTATTGCATTTTTTCTTTTCAAACAGGGTTGTAAATTTATAGGTCAGTTCTTTTCGTAAATGTCGAAACGCTCCGCCAGGAGCGTCAGTAAGTGGATAAGCTCCTTGCTCTGATGAGACAGCTCCCTGCCTTTGAGGTTGTGCTTAATAAATTCGGAAGGAGGTAAATGCCTATGTTAACAGATGTTGTTACTGCTCAGATGGTGTCAGGTGTTCTTAATGAAATTGTCGGCTTACTCCCAGTAATGATTCCGGCTGCTATTAGTTACATCGCTCTTCGTAAGGGTCTCGGCTTCGTGTTCTCTACACTCAAGAAAGCCTAAGTATTTTCTATTTAATTCATTTACCGCACTATGTGCCGGGTCTGATATAAGTTTACTGCATTTTCTTATATCTGCCCGGCATTTGTGCAGATTGGAGGTTTTAATGTCATTTTTTAGTGAGAAAGTTTTGAAGCGTCCCCCTGCGGAAGAGGTTAAGGGGTATTCGCTTCGTGAGATTGAGATTGCAAGGAAAAACTACAATTACGGTCATAATGTGTGTTTTTATACGGTAATGGTGTGCTTTATTGTTTGGGCTATTCTTTGCTCTGTTTTCAGACCTGATGTTGCTCATGCTTCGGAACTGGTTGGAGGAGATGAACCGATAGTTACAAAGTATGATAATTATGTTATTTGTTCTTCGTCTTCTGGCGCTTCTTCCGGTAAATACTTAGTTCTTGTTAATGGTTCAGGTTCGGGTGAACGTATTAGATTTGATTCTTTTGGTTATTTTTCTTCTTTGGAAGCTGTTGCCTCTGCATTGCAGAATGGTACTTTTAAATCGGGTAATTCCGGAGATTTTATATTTCCTTTTGCCGGTTATGATATTGTTGAATATTGTTCGCAAGATTTTACATGGAGTGGTCAATCTTTTCAAAAAACCCCTTACCTAGTTCATACGGAAACGAGAGTGGGGGGTCTGACAGCTCCGGAGATAGTAAAGGCGATAATGATTCAAGTTCTTGGCTTGGTTCCGTTGGTTCTTGGTTTAGCAGTCTCGGCGATAGGCTTACGGAAAGCTTTAGCAATGGTCTTTCAAAGGTTGCGGAGAGCTTAAACGGTTTAAAAAACAATATTGTATCCTCTTTTAAGGATTTGTCTAACTGGTTGACTAATCTTTTCTGATTTAGGTGATAAGCTCGGAAACTGGTTTGATAAACTGGGCGAGAAGTTAAAGGAAATTGGAGAATTTATCATTGACATACCGGGGAATATTATTGACCTGTTGGAGAAGCTGCTCAAGAAGTTGTTTATTCCTGACGAGGGTTTCTTTGATTCCCAGGTGCAAGAAGTAAGAGACAAGTTTTCATTTGCTGATTCTTTATGTGGTACAGCGGAGAATGTTCTCGGTGCTATGTCAGGAGAATCTGCTGTTTCACTTGCTTCTGATTCTGATATCGCTGTTTATTCTGATGAACCTGACATTGAAGTATATTCCGGTGGTGGTCATGGCTTTGACGATTCTTCGAGTGGCAGCGGCGGCGGTTCTAGTTTTGGAACTTCTCCTCAATTTACTTTTGATTTTTCTTCTGCTAAAACTCATTGGAATTATGGCGGTTCTGTTGTTCGTGTGAATCTTGACTGGTTATCACCTTATCGTGAGACAATACAGGCGCTTATCCGTGCGTTTGTGTGGGTTGTGTTTATTATTAATACTTATAAGGATTTACCAAACATTATTAACGGATTTAATTCGTCTGCTATATCTACCGCTAATGCAGCTCCAGGGGGTGATTCAAAGTGATAATTGCAGGTTTGTTGTATGTTCTTTTTTCACTTGTTAAGGGTATCTTAACACTTATTCCTGATTATGCCTGGAATGTTGATTCGGTTGCTCTTACTAACTTTTATGAGGCGATTAGAATGGTTTTCTATATTGTCCCTAAAGATGTTGTTATTTCAATTATTGGTATAACAATTGTCCTTACAAATATTAAAATCGGTGTTGCTGTTATTAAAACAATATGGCAGATATTACCGTTTACTTAATGGGTGGTGTATATGATTAAAAGTTTTTTATTGGTGTTTTGGCAGATACTGAAATATCCAATTATTGTTATTTTATGCGTCCTTGGTTTCTTCCTGCTGATGTATTTGTTGTTTATTGGCTATGGTCTTGTATTTCAGCATAGGAAGATTAAAAAGGGTACGCATAAGCCTATAAAGAAGCGTCCTGCTCTTCTTCGTCTTGTGTGGGATTTTCCTAAGCAGCTCGCAAATGATTTTTTCGATTTAGATCCTGATGACTTTCCTTATAAAGGCTGTGTCATATTCACAGGTCGTCAGGGTAACGGAAAAACTATCGCAATGGTTGAATATGGTTTGCGTATGAAGAAAGAGTATCCTCTTTCAAAGCTGATTACTAATCTTTGTGTTTCAGGAGAAGATGATATTCTTGACCACTGGAAGAAACTTGTTACATATTCTAATGGCTCTAAGGGCGTTATCTGCCTTATTGATGAGACGCAAAACTGGTTTTCTTCTACCCAGTCGAGAAACTTTCCTCCTGAAATGCTTCAGGTTATTACCCAGAACAGAAAGAACAGGAGAATTATTCTTGGTACTGCACAGAACTTTTATCTGCTTGCTAAGGCTATCAGGTCTCAGTGTACGGAAGTTAGAGAGTGTCGGACATTCTTCGGTTGTATAACTCTTGTTCGCCGCAAAGAGCCGATTCTTGACGCAGAGGGTAATGTGACTGAATGGGATAAGAAAGGCTCTTATTTCTTTGTGCATGACAGAGAATTGCGTGATTCTTATGATACTTACAAAGTTATTGAAGCGTTGTCTCATAGTGGTTTTAAAGACGGCGCAGATGTTTTAAATCGTTCTGATTCTTGAGGTGTCTCCTGTTGTACAGGAGACACGCAAGAATCAGAACATTAAAAGGGTGGTGGCTTTATGACTAAAGATGAATGGCTGTCAATTGGATATAGTAACCATGTTATTGAAGATGTTCCCTCTGATGATAGTGTCAGGTTCTCTGTTGTTTATGCTCAGTGGTTTGTTATGAAAATGCATAAGATAAAGAGACAGTCACTTGACCGGATAGAGGTTACTTACAATAAATATTATCTTGGTTCTGAACTTGAAGCCATGTTTGTTCATGCCATAGATAAAAAGGTTGTTGCTTCATTTTTGAATAACATAGTTGTTAATTATGCTGTTACTTATAAAGAGTTAGGTCGCATTTGGCAGATAGTGAACAATGTTCTTGTATATGCCCATGATATGGAGATAGGTTATTGTCCTTTGGTTGACTGGGGATTTGTCAAGCGTTCCTTGTTTGTAAATGATGTTGTTAAGCCTTTCAAATGTGAGTATATGATTAGTGATTCAGACCGTGCTTCTATTTTCCGCGGTGTTCTTGATGATAATATATATCCTTTGAAGCGTTCTGCTTGTATATTGCTACTTATGAATTTTTCTCTTGGTCTTCGTATCGGTGAGTTGGCTTCTCTTAGATTCTCTGATTTTGACCTTGAATATAAGGTTGTCCGTATTTATAAAAACGAGGTGAAGTATTTTCCCCGTGATGATAAAGGTGTCCGTTCAGGTCCTCTTGTTTATGAGGTTGTTGACAGTGTCAAAACTGACAGCTCTTTTCGTGTGCTGCCATTAACAGAGGAGTGTATATATTTGTATAACCTGATAGTGGAATATCATAAAACTGTGGGATATGACAGCAAATTCCTTTGTTATGACGGAACTGATGTTATTATGACTCGGTCTCTGGAGAGAACTTTATCCCGGTTATGTGTCTTATTAGGTATTAGTCATATTAATTCTCACCGTATCAGGAAGACTTATGCTTCACTCCTGCATAATAACGGTGTGCCTACTCGTGTTATAACCGACTTGTGCGGTCATAAGGATATGGAGACAACGGAGAAATGTTACATATTGACTTATGAGGGCGGTTATTCCGCTTATATGGAGCGTATTAATTACGCACTTAATAATTATATTGATAGAGGTGTAAAATGAAGACTTTAGCTTTCGGATTCCTTGCTGTGTTTATGTTGCTTGCTACAGTGTGGCAGCTTATCCAGTTTAAGGATTATATTCGATATCGCTTAGACAGATTTGTTTCTAAGCATAAAGAAAGCGCCCTGAATAATCAGGACGCTAATTAATTTCGAAAGAGCGCGAGACGGGGATCGAACCCGCGACCCCCTCCTTGGCAAGGAGGTGCTCCACCACTGAGCCACTCGCGCATAATTAATGTTCTTTAATTAAATTCTCTTGTGAACACAAACAAGATAATACACATAAAACTTTAATCTGTCAAGTGTAAAATTAAAAAAGTTGAATCTATAATGCTATAGATGAGGGGGATACCTACTAAGACTGCTAAATATGATGAAATGGTAGGTTTATCAAGAGGAAATTCTGAGGAGAATTAACGAGAATAAAGAAAATTACCTACTAAATTGATGATTTATGCGAGAATAGTAGGTTTTTTTTCAAACCAAATCTGTCTGATATTACAGATATGAGAAAAAAGACATACTAAAAGTGTGAATTATGACAAAATAGTAGGTATTTAAGTTGGGAAGAAGCATTACATACCAGCTAACAATAAGAAAAAGACCTACTGGATTATGAAAATTGATGAGATAGTAGGTTATTTATGTGTGCTTTGCGGCAATCATAATGTCTTGAAACAAATTGAACACAAAAAAGAGAAAGTCAGCATGTACTGGCTTTCTCTTAAAAAATAAAAGAGCGCGAGACGGGGATCGAACCCGCGACCCCCTCCTTGGCAAGGAGGTGCTCCACCACTGAGCCACTCGCGCAAACACATTTAAGATAATAATGGCAAAATGATATTTTGTCAACACTTTTTTAGAAAAAATATTTTAAATTCTAATTTCTGAAAAATTAATATATGGGAAAGGACGTCAGGGATTTCTATTTTTTTGATAATATGGTATACTTTGCATGCTGAGTAGCAGAATTAGAAAGAATGGAGATTATTATGAATCCAGCATCAATTATGAAGCTTATGAGTGCCAAGAACAAGTTTCAGAAGAATCATCCGAAGTTTGTGGCATTTCTTAACAGATGTTTTGCAGGAGGTCTTAAGGAAGGAACTATAATTGAGATTACAGTTACTAATCCTGGAGAGGCACCTATAACATCTAATATAAAGGTACAGCAGTCTGATTTGGAACTGCTTGAAGAATTAAAAGAAATGGGTAGATAGTTTGCTTCGCAAAACAACGCGAAATAATAAGGAGGATTGGAATGTTTGGGAATGACAAGTCCAGAAAGAACGGACTTAATATTATAGTTGTAGGAGGCGGTAAGGTTGGTGCCACTCTTGTTGAGAGACTCAGCAGGGAGAACCATGATGTTACTCTTATTGATAAGAACAGGGTTAAGCTTGATGCAATAACAGGTGCATATGATGTTATGGGAGTTGAGGGCAATGGTGCTAGCTTTGCTGTTCAGAAAGAAGCCGGTATTGACTCAGCTGACCTTCTTATATCGGTAACTGATTCTGATGAACTGAATCTTTTATGCTGTACACTTGCAAAGAGGGCTGGCAGATGTGAGGCAATAGCAAGAGTAAGAACACCTGAATACAGTCAGGAGGCTGCATTTTTAAGAGACAGATTAGGTCTGGCAATGATTATTAATCCGGAATTTGAGGCTGCAAGTGAGATAGCACGTGTGCTTTACATGCCGACAGCACTTGAGATTGGAACATTCGCACATGGACAGGCAGAGATGATTAAGATAAAAGTCCCTGAGGGTAACCAGATGTGTGGCCATACTCTTGCGGAGATATCTAAGGCTTCATCATCTAAGGTTCTTATATGTGCAGTTGAGAGGGATGGGGAGGTGTTCATTCCATCAGGACATTTTATTATAAGGGCAGATGATAAGTTATCTTTCATTGCATCAAGAAAGAACTGTCTCTTATACACATCTCCGAGCCCACGAGACAGGCAGAAATCTC